ACCAAACAAAGGAGGTAGAGGTACTTAACAATTACAAAATCTAAGTTCCTCTAATTCCTTTGTATTTATCTTCGATAAGCTCAAGTATTGGAAACCCTATTATTGATTATGGAATATCTCATTTAAAATCTAAATAAATAAAGATTCTAAAAGCCTATAATTGTCAGTCTCTCTATATATAATCAGTATAATCTCTATATACAATAACACTACCAAAAACCCATAAAAAATAATAATAGCAAAGACTGAATTATGAATGTAACATAACAAAATACTTTATAGGATGAATAATATAAGAAGCAACGATAGTGTTTAGAAAAGAGATAAGGACCAGGGCAACTAACACCATACATTATGGACTCTGATAGTGTATGATGTTAGTTCTCCTGCACTTGCAATTATTAATATAGATTAGTAAATATGTAAATTAAAGAGGGAGAATTGCATACTTGGCACATACTCTAATCTGGCCAGGTACCCAGTTCTCCCTTCACCTGTTAGTTCCTCCATGACTATCTGAAGTACTAATAAAAGTTTAAATTCAAAATGGTTGATGAGGGAGAAGGGTCCAAGTGAATATAACACTTAGACCCTTCTTCCTACCCAAGTTTTATTGTATTGCATATGCAATCCTAGATGGGAAGTAAGTGAAGTTCTGCACTACGCACAAGGCACCGGGTGGACTTCCTGTGTGTTGTACGTAGCGTGAACGTAAGTTTTTCTTAATCATATACATAAATAGAGTATGGTGTCCGGCCGCATTAGATTCATAAATTTCTTAGTGAGTGTTAGTATAGTGCAGATGATGATAGGTGTCATAGACATCACTCAACACTACATAACAATAAAGTGTTTAAAGTGCTTATTGTTCATCAATCAACATAGAATAGCCAACTATTTTCCACCAGGCTTTTATTGATCCTGCGTCCAAATCTTCTTTCCAGTCCAATTGATACCCTGTTTTCTTAAGTTTTCTAATCAGGTAACTAGGAACCACAGTATTACATTGCTCGTCTGTTAAATCATGATATAGGTATTGCTTTCTCAGACAATTAATGTATCTCGATCTCTGCTGATTTGATTTAGGTTGAGCATACACAATATAGTAAATGATTATTTTAATAGAAATAGATTCAATCATTTCTTTAACTTTTGAATCCATCTTAAGTGGATACGGATCAAAAAAGTAACTCTTATCCCTTTCTGGGTCAAGATAAGTAACTAGGCTATTTGCAAGCAACTGGATACTAGATACTAGAGAATGACTCCCAGTCCCAACATCATGGCCAGTTAATTGTTTAATTAATTTTGGCCCATTTAAGCTGAATCCTATTCTAATTAGGATTTTATCAATATTGCTCAAGTTAGATAATCTAGACTTAGAATAATTCCCATAAAGTTTTTCAGTTGCTCTCTTCTCCAAATATTTTCCCAGTTTAAAATTAATAATTGTATTTTGAAGCTCAAAGATATCTGAAGGTCCAACCTTGTCTAGATATTTCATTAAAAGATCTGGGTAAACCAGTGAAGTATTACGTGGAACACTACTAATTATATAAACTTCACTAGAATAGGGATTACTATACATAGGTATAAAACAGAACACTTCTTCATAGTAAATTTGAAGGATGTCGAATATGGCAAAGCTGTAATCGTTAGGTCTAGGAGCAAGCTTGGTAACATAAATACTATCAGACCTTCCAAGATTTAATGCTAGAGCTAATGAATGGCACTGTTCGCATGCTATAGTATAGGTGTCTTTCTCAAATGATGATTCCATGTCATTATGAATAAGGGCAAGAGAATGAGATTTAATAGAATTATTAATATAAACAAAAGCAGAAGGATTTCCTATCCAAGTTGATTCAGGCTTGCCATTGAATAGTGGTATAATATTTTTCCTTAAGTTCATCTCATTAGGATTGTTTTTAGCTACAAGATACGCTTCAGCAGGTGATAGGGTTAGGACCCTTTGCCCAACTACCTCACTAGCAAAAACGCCTGTATTATAATAATTAGTAGCTTGCCCCAATATTGCGTAATAAGTTGTCATCATGGCACCAGACCCTTCTCCCAAGAATAGCCTATCCCCTTTGAGATCTATTTTGTCTTTTAGATATAGACCGATTTCGACTGCTTTATAACAAGATGTGGAATTAAGACCTAATCTTCTAAGTACATGACATTCCCATTTATTTTTCACAGGAGCGATTTTATGATTTCCTAGTGTCTGTCTAAAATCATCAGTAAATAAATACGTTATAGGAAAATAATAGGCACCTTTATTGTAACCAAGCAGTTGTTCTTCAAACAATTTATCCTGAGTTATATTTGGCACCTCAAATTTAACTTCGTTGATGTAAAGTATACTTTTAGATAGAACATTTCTAAGACGGATATGTTTTATTGTTCCTCTCCTAAGATAAGTTAATGATGCTGGATAAGCAACCACTTCAAGAGGGTCAAGATTCCATGACACAGAACCTGGGTTTCCAAATTGAGCATTCCGTAATGCATCTGTCAAAATCGTACATTTCTCAATTGAAGTTAACCCTCTAATAATAGGCATATCACTTCTCTGATTGTAAAGATTGTTTAACATACATAGGTGTTTTGATTGAACTATTTCAAATCTTTGCTCTATTATATCATCACTATATTCAGTAAGTAAATATTGTATCGAGTTATCATTAGTCCAATAATTCAGGTAAGTGCTATAGCACAATATCATGTAATCAATAGCTATTCTAATAAAATCTTGACTGGATATATTAGGACCGTAGATTGGTTCTACATAACCTGCATCCCAGAATTTATTAAAAATTTGAGGGTGTGATAGTGCATTAGCAAGAACAGAAAAATATCCTCGAGGTGACTGAATCATAATGGTATATAGATACTCTACCATTTGGTACTTGCCTTCAGGTCGTCTATAGTAAATATTGTAAGCCCAATTAATAGCTATTGATAACCCTATGTGAATAGTAAGCTGAGAGGGGTCAACAAGCATAAATTCAGTGATTAGACTATTTGTATCATCATCATTTGCAAACACTTTAAATTCAGTTAAATGATCTTTGTTCTCTTTCGTGATAATGTCTACGATTGTCATAGCAAGAGATTGAGCTAAGCCTTCATTCAGCTCTGTTATTGTCCATCTAGGGAAATCTAATGAAGGCAGATTATATAGTTGTCTATGGATTTGTTCAGTGTCCCTTTCAAGAATAGGGTCATCATCATATATAAGTCTATTACATTCTACTTTAACTAAATTTGGGACAGGTAAAAGCGAATTGGTATATGGATGATCCTCCATTTCTATAACACAACAATTCTTAACAATGTGAAGGTGCAGTACAGTATTGGAATCGCCCGTATCAGATTTAAATCTAAATTTTCCTTCTAGTATAGAAAGTCCTAATAGCATAATTTGTTGATAAACAAGATTAGTATCAACTTTTCTCCCATTTATAATAAAATTAAGATTATCATTACTAATGATAGTGTATCTACTCACACGGTTTAAGGTATTCCCTGAGTACTTCATTTGTGTACTTTTATCTTTTAGTCTGTGTGCAATATTATTAGATGTAGATATAGGGGTAATGGCTTTAAGTTCATCAATTGTCAGATTCGCTCTAAATGATGCCAGATACCATGCCTCACTCCAAGAATCATCGTCATCTCCAAAGGCCCATGTATACACTGTGGCAATTCTAACGGCAGCTTTTAGTGCTCTTGATGCAGAACGAAGAGAGCTCAACTTAATTTCACTTCTCTCTTCAGTCGTTGATCCAAAATATGGAACCCTCATTTGATTAGATTCCTCATGAACAGCATCAAGTTGACATCGTTTGGGAACAAAGAACCATCCATACTCCTTATTCTGTGCCTGGCAATAGAAGCAATCCTCACAATCTTTAAGAGTGTAACCATTTACAGCCTCAATTACATCAGGTACCTCTAATCCATATATAGGTCTCCCTCTAGCAAGTCTATGCCACATTCTCTTCCTCAATAAGATGGCCAGTTCAACAGAGCATGCATCAATGGTAATCAACTCATCAGATTTTTTATTATTCATAAGATTATTAAAAGTCCGGAATTGCTCATAATCATACATAGAGAGTTTCTCTGTAAGTCGAGGTCTAAGGCCTCCTGTTTTTAGACTATTCCTGATCAATCCCTTGGTAGAGTCCAACATCCCTGCTATTTCTTGTCTAGCACCTGTAAGAGATTTATCCATAATCTCATGGGCAGCTCTAGGAATAATTATCGGGCGATCAAGAAGAAAAGAAGCAAGATCACGATCTTCTTGTTCAAAATCAAAGTGGAAGAGTCCTTTGAGCATCGGGTTATCACTATGTTGCAATATCATACGAGAAGTGACATTTTTGAGCATCATGGAAATGCTTTGAGAATGGGGAATATTAACTGAATAAGGGTCGCTTGCCCAATCAAGATACGTATTGTCTCCAGGCGTTTGATGCATTATTTTCTGTAAAATACTAGGGGTTAATAACTTGACTTTGATCATTCTCTTGACATCGGCAATGGAAGCAGTTATTGGATCTCCTATATTCCTCACATAAAGTCTGCACATATTCATATAATTAAAGCCTCCAAGTTGGGACGGTATTATCGCAGCACTGATCAACCAATACGGGCTTTGCAGTATAGGTTGGGAAATATCTTTAGTCATAGAAGGGTTTATAGTAAAAGACAGAGATATTACTAATTGTTCAATAGTTTTGAGTATATTAATATTATACCCTATCCACCTAGAATAACCTTGTTCTATTGATTTGGAAACTGCAGTACTAATATTACTACAAGCTGATCTTGTCTCATCAACTATTGTTTCAGACCAAAATACCACTCTTGACATAGGTTTCAATGCTTGAGACAGTACTAACCCATCATAATAGATTCTTTTAGAGTAAACGAAAAAGTGACTGCTTACAATAGTTTCATTGGCCTTTAGATTGTGTCCTATATCAAAAAGGTTCGATCTAAGCCTATCGAAATACTTCTGAGCCAGTTGAGATGATATAATCTTTTTAACTTGGAAGGGAAGATTAGGGTGAACCCTTTTAGTTATAGCAATTGCCTGATTATCACCTTGGACAACAGCAGCAACTCTAGCACCAACTTCATAAGCACTCAGGAATAAAAAAGGAATAGTTATAATAGTCCATAGCTTCTGACAATAGCCTTCTATCCCTCCCATAGGATATTTAATGAAAATTTGATTATTAGGAACATTATCTAAATGTTCATGTTTACTAAGATTGGGGGGACAATGAGGATCAGCAACATAAAGTACGGACTTCTCTAATCTCTTATGGAGCCAATTAAAGAACCCAGGGAGACCATAAATTTCATTCAACCTCTGAGCAAAAATATTAGTAGTTTCTTGTCTCCAATTTAAACAAAATTTCTGCAAATCAGTTGTTAAGAAAGTACTGATTGTTTCAAATTGAGCATCTTTAATGTTTCCTCCTTGCCCGAATTTCTTGTTGACTTCACTGAGATTGTCATTACTGAATAAATTTTCTGCTTTATTACCTAGCTTGTTATCTTTAGGGACAGATGAAACTGATAACTTGTGCAATGTTTTAAGAAGTTCATGTTCATCTTTAACCATCCCGTTTTCCTTGAAGTACTTACCTACGCCTGTTGCTATGAGTGATTCTGCCACAACTTGGCATGCTCTCATCTGATATGTCATTTTTGCGAAAAGTCTGCCAACCTTTTTGATCTCCTTTTCTTTTAGGCTGTATGATAGATTGAATGTATCATCTTTAAGATAATCCCCAGATAGGACATAGTTTATAAGATTAACAGGGTCAAAATTTTCATCATTAAGAAACACTTCGACTAATCTCCTTGATGTTGTTTGTTTAGGAGGTGTGTATGCCATAGTCTCTCTAGGATAAACGGAATCCCACTCTGAACTAATTGCAGCCAATGCCTTGTCTTTCATATACATAGTTAGGTCTTCATCTAGAGTTAATGGCATAAAACATTTGAACTTAAATCCAACAAAAGACTTCCATTCCTGTATACAAATTTCATCTGTAAGGCTCTCTGAATTAAGATGAAGTTGCTTCAACCTTTTAGAAACATGGTTAGGAAACACCACTGGAGGCCAAGCACCTCCATGTCTATCTCTGAATCCATTAATAATAGTACCACAGAACAAAGCATGCCCTTTCATCATTGTTTGAAACTTGATCACTTTTGGTTTATTCATGTGGGCTCTAACTTTTGCTGCTGCCTCTTCTGCTTCAAGAGTAGGATGCCCGAAAGTGCGGAAAAAAGAGAAAAACTCTGCAATCATATGAAGATCTTCTATATCAAATATTTTATAGATTGTTGCTAGAATTTCATGATGATCATCTTTGTGATCAAAACCCAAGTTAGAAAATTCGTTCATTATTTCATTAAGACAAAATTGTAAGAAAGCTCCTTGTAATAGATATGACTCATCATGCAATTGAAGGAATCCAAGTACTAATGGTTCAATTAAAGCAACAATGTTATATGTCTCATTTCCTAGATCGCAGAATAAACTGTCAATAAATTCCCAAAGTAAATAACCTCTATTTTTGAATTGTCTATATCTAAGATCAGAACGCATAGCAAAGTCTATCATAAGTCTACCCTCCAATACATCAGAGAACATAAGAACCATCTCGAATGTCAAATAATGAACTTCATTAGTTAATTTGTTAACTATAATGAGAATATTCCTATTTAACTGTATATATAGATTATCTACATCAAAAACCTTGTTTGGATATACACCACGATTAATATTTGAAGTTGATATTTTGATGCATTCCCTCATTTCTTTCTTAATAGAGAACCAAAAAAGGAAAGGTTTATACCACTTTGATGATTCTAAAATGTTAGGAAGATTTACTATTTGAAGTTTCCGGTCATCATCCACATCCTTGTCACGTGTGTGATTTTCTCCTAAAGTTGATTCTACATGATTTACAAGATGCACAAGTCTATCACTAATCTTCCTATAACAACTGTGAGCATAGGAAAGAAGAGATTTGAGCTCAGATATGATAGTATTATTAGTAATGTTAAATAAAAAATAATTTCCATTAGGATAAGGTATGTGCCTTAATACTCTCAAATTAGGATATTTTTTAGTTAGTATATGGTTAAATTGTCTCTGTTGTAATATAAGGGAATTGTGATAACCTAGTGATAAATTCTTCCGAATGTTTGTTATAATAGTCTGATCATCCAAATGTTGATTATTAGGTAATCCTGTCACAAGAATTAATTCCACCAGCTTCCCAGTCACAATAGGACTATTTAGATGACATTCAGGGTACAATATATCTGAGAGAGAGGTACCTGCCATAGCAATCAGAAACTAGAATAGGACATTAATCCTAAGTTTTTCTTAATAACCATTTACATACTAATTTTAATGTCAAAATAAATCTACATAGCACTTTTCGTAATACATAAAGGAGTACTATACCATATTATTGTCATAAGATTAAATATATACTCCTGCATAATACTAGTCATTAAACATTAACTACCAATAACCAATTTATATATCATAATTCACCTTGTATCTATTAGCAGGTCACTGGTAAATCATGACTCTATTATGGGATGAAGATGTAACGTGTCGATAATCAAACAAATCAATAGAATCAAGTTCCGGATCTTCAATTCCATAATAATCAGATTGTATAGGCAACAAATAAGAACTAATTTTGTCCCACAACCCCTGGTCCTCAAAAGTGTTATGTTGATCTTTAGATGCATAGTCATCCAGCTTCTGCTTCTTTGGTCTCCTGTCTCTGCTTCTAGAAGTTTTTGTTTCTCTCTGTATACCGATTCTTCTGACATTGTTATAAATGTCCGGTGTGTTTTCATCTTTAGCTGTGTGACTTTGAATGTTTGGTTGCCGTGCTGTGGAGATCGAATGTCCATCTGTATTGGGAGTTGTGTCTCTTCTGGTAATATTGTGGGTTGTGATTTGGTGCTGCCCAGTACCTTCGGTTGTTTGAGCTGTTTTGTTCAGAGTAGTAATTGTTGATCGTTGTGTCGTGTCATGGTGCTGTGCTGTGATCCTGGTGGTGTTTTCATCTATTGTCTTAACTGTAGTGAGCATTTCCTTTGTAGAGAGAGTGTTAGCCGTAGTTGGTGTTTGCTCTCTTGTTGTCGGCTCTGATAAAGTGGTCGGGGTGACTTGTTTGATAACTTGAGTTGATGTGTCAACATGCAATGATCTGGTTGTTTGTAGTTTGGATGTAGTAGAAGGGGGACCAGTAGTCCCAGGCCTCTCAAAATGATACGGTGATAATTGAAGCTTGTTGAAGTCATCCTGTGTCTGGAACTTAGGAACCTCTGGTGGATATAACTCATTAGTCAGAACTACAATGGGCCTAGATCCATTAGAGAAATAAGGTATAGGAATTGTCAATCTCGTCCCAGATGCTTTACAATACACAGGCACCTTATACAAAAGAGGTACAGGGGCTCGTTCACCCACCGTGGCAGGTTCAAATGCAACTATACTCAGACACCATAATGACCTTGCATATTTAAAACAGCTTGTTGTTGTATACTGAGCTCCATGATGATCATTGGTGACTTCAGTCTCAGAAATGATTTTATTTTGAGTAACCAATGTTATAACAGGATTCTTATTAACTTGATAGCTTTTGAGGGTAACTGAGATACCAATTTCAAAATTACTATCTAACGGGAATATATCAGTATATGGAGCCCCTAAACATTCTTGTGGACATCTGTTGCCATACATACAGTTTTCTGGTCCAGGCCTAGACACAGCTACATTTTCCACCCAGTGCAGGTAGGTTTGATCACCAACTGCAATAATCCCTATCTTAGGTAGAGAGTGCCAAGAATCAGAGGAAATATATAGGAAAAAGATTTTTGGATAATCAGATTTGTATAACCGACCCCGAGATCCAACCCAGTTCTGTGAAGGAGGGATCAATTTAACAATAGGCTTAGGAGCTTCTAGGGGATTATCATCAAAGATAAATAACCCATTGACCATTTGTCTCTGAGATCTTGATTTTGGCATTGAAGCTTTCTTGCACATGTCCTGGCTAGGGTTGTCACAGCCTGGAGCATCACAGAAAACATCACCAGATACGGCCGTCATCAAGCCCCCATAAATAAGGACATAAATCTTACCTTCATCAGAAACCCCAGAGCCACCAGAAAAGTACATTGCTGCCATAGGTAAATCAAACTGTATTTCAGGTTCATCCAGATACCATGATTTCTTTCTTCCGTAGATATCCATATATCCAATAAAAACTCTCCCTATCCCTTGGTCAGCATAATCCTTCTCTTCTGATTCACTTGTAACGATACACAAGATCCAAGCACCTTCATCAGATGTGACAACGGTACATGATTTTCTATTTAACCCATCATCCAGATACCATTGAGTCAAGATTTCAAAAAAAGGCATATCAGCATTCACATCAGTTACACGTCCTATATTAAAATATTGCATTGTCATCTCAGTGTATCCACACCCTTGTGGAACAACATTGTGAGTGTATGCAAATATTTTATTTCCCAAGTCAAAGGATGGATCACGGGAACATCCACCTGGTCGAGTAGGCCCAGGTATAAAAGAAGGATAATCCATTAACTTTATTGACTCCCTCATACCAAGGTTATTATTAGGATCAGGGCATCTGGAAAAGGTGTTTCGATTAATCAGTGAAAAACTTCCAGAATGAAATGGATTAGAATTAACAGGGCATTGGCTGCCTTCATGATCAAACTTAGGAGTACAAGCCTGTAATACATCTCTTTTAATAAGTGAATAAATCTGGGTAAGGCTAGTTGGAATTTGGTAACTCACCATGTTATTAATTAAATTGGTTTTGGGTATTAAGTCACTTTCAATTAAATCACTTATTTTATTCCCTTGGGTCTCAGTCATTATAGGTTTTGAGTTTAGAGCCCCATTTATTGAATCTTTCTTGATTGTCATTGTTATATTAGTTATATTAAGAAGGATTAACACAATAACACTTAATATCCCCAATATCAATGATGTGTAAGCTAAAACATTCGATTTATGATTCCTTTCTTCTTCAGTTGGCTTTTTAACTGGGGTGATAATTCCCCCTGTCTTGTAATAGTCAGCCATCTAGACTTTCCACCAACTATTACTGATGCCCAGTAAAGAAGCAATAATGGATTATTTATTGCTTCCAAGTTCGTTATTTTACTGGGTTTATAATAGACACACCTTACCGGAGGTATGTCAATTCTCTTCCTGATTTTAACAACACAGAGTTTACTAAAAGAGTGACCAGATCTGAGGGATATAGATGACAGACTAGAATTAGAGAGAACTACTCTACTATGTCTACAGTTTGGATCCTTGGGGATCTTACTCTTTCTCATTGATACATATAGTCATATAAAGGTATGATTACATCAGGTGTAGCATCTAGCATGATTTTAAGAAAAAATACCTTTAATCCTAAGTTTTTTATAATGAGATATTATAATTAATGCAACAATCGATCATTTCAACTTATCAGATTCCACAGGTTTTGATGTTGTAGTTCTACCCCTAATATTACTCTTGGTTTGACAGGTCATGTTGCCTAGGATGCATATGGAAGTGTGTTCTTTGTCCTGTCGGGTGTTGTTGGTCCAAAGTTCCTGGTTCTATCCTGTCGACACCTATCGGATCTTCCTCTCTTAAGAAGATTCAAATATTGCTGACAGATACTAACTTTTGTCCCTGTGCTCAATGAGAAAGTATTATTAGGGTTGAGTGATACATTTAGATCTACAACAGAGCTCAAAACCAATATTTCCAATTTATCAACATCTTTAGATATACGATCCACTTCTTGTCTTAAAATATTGGAAAATTCTTTTGGGATCCCATACGTTATTGATGTCATTGCATACTCCAACTGTGATTTAATATTGTCCAGAAGTTGCTTCAAGTTGCTATCCACTCCATGAGATACACTTCCTCCTCCGGCTGGCTTCCAATGATATATATACCCTGATTGGTATAATAAGTATACTCCCATTGATAAGCCACATATCTCACAGCAAAGTATAACAGCAAGCAAAGTAATAATAACAGTGCCCCTTTGATAACAGCACCCGTATTCACCATAAGCATAGCTCGAACGCCCATTGTAAGAGTGATCAGTATATGTAGAATTTGAAACAATGCGACCCCTCTGCATATTAATGTAACTTGGTTCAGGATCATCTGGATCTATGTAGACAGCATCTGACATATTCTACAATGATGCCCACAAGGGTAGAAGTATATAGATGGATCCATTGATCCTAAGTTTTTTGTAATAAGTATCATTCACGTACAATGAGGTAGAATTGTCAAGAAATGGTACTCTAGTGCAAATTTCCCGCTATGTAGAAACATAATTGAACACTTATCCCAATTAAATAATTTATGGTTAAGAAGTCATATTAGAGCTTAGTGTTGTGATTGTTGGTGATCTATTCCTAAAGGTCATCATAGCATATGGTCTTGAGGTTCGTTTGGTTAGACATATTAACCAAATTAAGCTCACCACACAGTAAATTCCAAATAATGTAGTAAATGATATAATTGACACAAATCCACCAAGAGTAATAATATTTGGGTTCACTTTGCTCAATATTTCATTGGACTTATCTATTTCTTCTTGTGCCTTGTCTAATGTATCTTGTATGTCAGCAACATCAGTGCTAATGTCTATGGGATCTAGTGTTACTATGCCTCCTACATCTACCTCACCTGTATAAGATGTCCGATTTAAGGTTTTCTTTCCAACAGTCACGAAGATTCCTTCTACCATTACCTCCCTGCAATCGTCATATGACATCATAAGTGTTGTCGTTGTAGGTTCTTGTATGATTGCATATTCAGGATCCGAGCACCTGCAATTAATGGGTATACAGTTGAGAAATAATACACCATCAGATAATGCATATCGAGAGACATGTGAATTCACAACTCTCATACGCGCACACTGTGAAATTTTCCCAGTTGCACAATCATAGAGATTTTGTGTCAATGGTGAACTAGTATCTTGAGGACATAATATAGTATTTGTGGTTTGAGTACAATCAGACAAATCTATGTTGGATAAATAAGATCCTCTCTTAAGTAATGCCTTAGGGAAAACTGATAGCCACTCAGAACCGTCATAATTATAAGAGATTAAATTAAATTTTTGCACTGTGGCATCAGGTATATTTACCAAAGTAGGATACTCAATCTGAATAATTAAAAAATAATTATCCAACGACACGTCTATGATTCTACCTCGAATGGAGCCGCTCTCTAAGACATCCATTAAATCACTCTCCTTGTATCCTAGAGCTTTGAGCAGGGAATCAAAATCGCCATTAAAAGCTCTTGAAATTGCCTGTATTGAAAGTGTCTCAGCAGCAGGATCCCTCAGATTAGGTCCAAAGACAAGAGATACTTCACTGAAATATTGAGTCAACCGAAGACCAAATGTGTTCCCTGCCACCTTGCATCCAAGACTCTTGATAGCAGGAACTATATTCCCATTTATTTGATCCTGTAAAGCATTGATAACAAGCACGGATTTTCTCTGCGCTGATATTACTTCTTGTACTGCTTGATTTGTAGCCTGTATCGCATCCTTCAATTGTAGAATTGCTCTTGCATTCTCTAATGAATTGTGTAAAGCAACACCTGCAGTTACTTGAGCAGATGTTGCAACTCCTAGAGCAACTCCTCCTACTAAGGCTCCCCAGAATCTGCCGTTATTTGGCTTGTCTTGTATAACACTCCTCATTAGGTTGATAGAGTCTGATATAGGTTGTAGTATCCTTTTTAACATCCCTTTGTAATTATCCAGATGATCCTGGCCACATTGTGACATGTTAACAACATTCGGTATCATTTTTAAGACCATAAACTGATAGGTAGGATTGCTAGTTATTTTAAGTTTATAATTTTTGCCTTTGATTACTCCGATCTTACTTAAATTTGTAAAAGATATTTGACTAGATAAGGGTCCAATTAAAATTATAATGATCAGCAAAGCTTTTGTCATTAGCATATCTCTTCTATGTTTCATTCTTAGCACTTGGTAATGTTAATTTTGTCAATGTAACTAGGAATTTTGAGGTCCGTGGGTGCAATGCAATTCCCAAGAGCACCTTGCCTATCTAAGGTCCATAAAATTGATTCCTTAATCCTAAGTTTTTTATAAGCAGCATATATGTCATGATTATTTCAAGTATATGATTTCCTGTCAGATCATTGATCTCCATTATAATATAACCTTGTTCTTATTCAATTGTCTGGGTTATTAAATCTGTTTATACTCTTAATCCCATACTAATCTTATTGTTTCAATATCTTCCCAGTATGATCGATAAGGACATCATCATAGATTTTAAAATCCCGAGGAACAGAGGGCTGAAACACTGCGGTAACTTTTTGAATTGAGCACTCAGCCTTCCACATAACTCTGTTTAGGTAAGGATTTGTATCCATTAGAGAATAACAAATTGTAGTTCTATGGCCTAGCTGAGCTCTCAAGGTTTTGCTCACCTTACCTGCAAGTTTAACATGAAATGAAAGTCCTCCAACCGCTCCTAAAGAAAACCTAAGATCCATCTTGTCAACCTTCTGTCTACAGTAATCAACGGAATATTCCTTGCCACACCGTCTAACAAAATTCCCAATATGGACCATGAATGTTGTCACTCTCTCTCCGTCTTCATTGATCATTCCTTTGGTACCATAGGGGGTAAAGTCTGCTCCAATGCTTAACACCACTAGAAGATTAAATGACATGGCTCCTGAGGCTCTAAAATCAAGAATAGTTCTAGGAATTTTATAGCACCCAGCATCTGTCAAGAGTGTGATAGTAAGAAAAATGGGTCTTAGTTTTTGAGGTCTGTCAACCATGATTGTATCCACATTATTGCAAACCTTAATCGCTTGGAAAACTGCACCGTTTGTCAAAATTCCTTTCCACGGTGTCAAGATAGGGTTTATATTATTGGTACCCATCACGAGTTTTTCACCTGCCCCAGCAGTCCTCCTTACAGTAATGTCCAACTGCAAAACAGCATCAAGAAGATCCTGAGGGTCAGCTCTTGATCTTCCAACTCCCAATGGAAATGCACCAAAGGATTTAAACCCACGATTCTTCTTATCCTTAGATTCCTTCTCCTCAATAATTCCATATATAAGAAGGTACATAAACCCAGAGCCTTTCCTACTGTTCCAACCAGGGTTAACCACTCTGTACTTAGGCACCAACTTCCCTTCATCATCAGCTTCAGCCTCAATAGCATGGAGAATCCCCCCTTCTGACCAAGATGAGGGAAGAAAGTCAGCTTTGCCTTCCATCGTAATATGGATAACTTTTATCCTAAGTTTTTTATAATACATATGATTAGTTACTCAAAGATATATGATCTACTCTATTTAAAGAGGCCAGCTCTGCTACACCTAAGTCATGTTAATGTGTTAGCTATCCATTTGATCTATGTGTTTCCTTATTTGCTCATACATGTCTTTCATGGGGATAGAGCCCAGATTTGATTCCACAAGCATGAGGAGTTCGTCCCTAGTATCAGGATCATGAACCCTTTTCTTTACCATTGAAGCAATAATGGACATAGATACAGGAGTATTATCAGGAACAAAATTGGCCGCATTGTTCTTTTTGAAGTCAAGAGGATCCAAAAGGTATTCCTCATCTATTGTTCTACCTGTACCAATCTCCTCACCGAATGTAGATTTTGGCCTTTTCCTTTTTGAAACTTCTGTCACCCCCCGACTTTTGTCCCGACCCACAACCATCCTTAGGTCAGGATTTTTCTCATCATCCCCATCACTGTTGGAAATTCCAGATTTGGGTATAACAATCATTAGATCATTTATATAGCCTTCTAGGGTTGAAAGAGAAAGACTATGATTAGTAAGGATCTTTTTAATGCCTTTGATCTCTTCTGATACCTCAGCCAGAACCTGTAATTTTGATAGTATTTCATTCTGATTTTCTAGCATCCTGTCGATTTTATCAGATATATCAGACCCCCCACCAAAACTGCTAAACACACCAAGATCGTCATCAATGCTAATCTCTCTGGCAGTCCGGGCAGACTCTCGGGCATCGTCTGCACTGACACTCCTGTTTGTAGGGGTTGATGGTGATAGGAGTGCATGCTGGGTTGCACCACTGCCTGATGTATGTTTTCCCTTCGAAGACATCGATACAATACTCCCGGCGATGCCTTTTTTAACTGGAGAAACGTCACTTTCTTCACTCTCTGATTCCCGACTCACTGATCTTATCCCACGGAGCCTTCTGTGAGTTCGGGAAGAGTCCTCACTCAGTATTTCTGCTATATCGCTGGGTCTTGCTTCTCTAACTTCCAGTTTCCCGGGTGTCTCTTTCCCAGCTAGATGGTCTTCTGTTGCTTGGTCTAGCAGACATATCCTATCATAATCACCATCATCAATCTCGTGAGAGGAATTGCCTCCTTGAGTGCTATCAGTTCCCTCCCCGATAATAGTCCCTCCTCCACCATTTCTGTTGCTTTCTCGTCGACAGTCATCCCTTGTTCCACTATGGAGTTCAGCAGGATCCTCATCATACCCTCCTTTGTAATTTCCACTGCCGGTGGATTCCCTGGGATTAATTTCTGATAAGGATGATTGACTGAGGCTCGATCCAAGATCTGAATTGCCTTCTCTGCTGCTGCTCTCAGAATCACTCGTTTGGCTTTCTCCTCCCCTTCTCTGTCCTTTGGGATGTCCATCCTTTGACTCAAGATAAGCTTCCCAGGCTGCTGCTCTTTCTTTTGTCCTTGGTTGACCAATGGAACTTCGTCCGTACGTCTTCTGGATCTCATCCCTATTGCTTTGAATAAACTCGATAGTTTGAATGCCATTGTTAATAAGGTCCAAATTAGGGTCAACCCCAGCCATGCGAAGTGTGTTAGACTAGCGATGATTGCAGTGCAGCGGACTCAGTCTGATGGAAAGAACAAAGCCTTTTATCCTAAGTTTTTTATAAGCTGCCTAGGTAAATGATATATGGAGTAAGTTGCATCAATATAGAGTTTTTTGCCCTTGTTTGATTCTTGTTTTTTACTGTTCATTCATCACTTCGAGATCTGATTTAGGTGTGCCTTCACCTGGTGTGATGTTGAAGTTTCTCCTACCAGGGGCTGGAGTGTCTGGTCTTGGAGGTTGTGTGTTCTCTCCTGCTGTGGTTGGATCATATTCAGGTTTGACTTTTCGGCTCATAGGTAGCAACTTCCCAAGTTTGCTGGCGAAGTCATCTTTCTGAGCTTGATTCTCACGAGGAACTGCAGTAGGAATTGGTCTAAACCCTTCTCTTCCTGATCGGTTTTCTTGTATTTTTTGAGGTGACCGTGCTTTGATGGCCATCTCTGCTTTTTCTCGTTCTTCATCTTCACGTATTTTCTTTTTCTCTGCCTCTATTACCCTCTCAAGGTTTTCTCTGAATCGCTTTTCATCATCATCTTCATCTTCCTCAGGAACTTCCAGGTCAGAAACAACAAAGGATTTGTTAGGCATCGATCCTGCTGCCTTTGCAGAGATTTCTTTAGAGAGAACATTTCTCACAGCAGCAGCTTGTTCGGGTGTAACCCCAAGCTCAGAAGCCGTCAATGGGTCAAGATTTCCCTCCATCTTGATAACGGTGTCTTGTCCTAGTCGGAAATAATTCATCATCAGATAAGACCTCATGTAATTAAGATTACTAACAGAAGCATCCAAGGCGGAACCAACCCCCATGGCATAACTCCACAATAAAGGGAAGTTCCCTGGAGCAAATTTTGTTTGTGCAGATTCCTCAAGAATGACCATAAAGGGAGCCCTTTCCCCAAAATCCTTATAGGCTTTCATCAATTCAAGAACAGTAGATAGGTCTCCTTGAAATTCATTTAAAGCTAAAGTGGGATACCTGGTCTCAATTCCATATTTAATCGTAAGGAGAAATCCTGCCATCCCTGCTTCCTGAATGTAATTCCCAACATCTTCAATCATTTGGATAATGCGACTCTTGACACCTGTAGACCGTCTGATCTCTAACAGTATCTCCACCATGAATCTTCTTATAGAGAGATCTCCAGCAATTGTTTCCCTAGCAAAGGATAACCACCCTGAAGAAAGTTGATAATCTCTGTCAACCCTTCTTTGTTGTAGAAATTTAACCCATCTTCTGTTTTCAGCATCAGGCGCATTGTCTGGAGCAGTTACTGCTTTTGTTAACAACACCCATATTTGTAAGGTTACAGAAGCAATAGCAATCTGAAGGTCCTCTGTTGTTTTCACAACAAGCTCATCTTCCTTGCCCCGTGCAAACGGAAAGGAGTCACCTTGACCAGAAGGACCAGCTTTTGCTATTTCCTTGTAAACTTGTTCTTCTTTGTCCATCCTATTCCCTCTTGTTGCTAGCGCCGGTTCATCATCATTGGTGTCTTTTACCTCGACAATTTGAGCTTCCAAATCAGGATCATTACTGAGTGCCCTGATCATTTGAGCTGGATGCTCAGCAAAAATTGTCAACAATGATAAAAATGCACCTGTAATGACAGACCCTGACGCTTTTGCAGACCAGGCCAATTTTAATAGAAACAAGGTAATTCTCCATCGTTTGACAGGACTTTGGGTATTTGGAACCAAAATTACTACTTTCTTCCTAATTCCCCCTAAGGCTGTGTTCAAATTTCCTTTTACTGTTGACTTATTTTTGAACTCGCGGAATTCAGAAAGAGCCTGGTTTAAACGAGACATTTTGAGGGTACCAAAGCCAAGTCCTAAAAGAACAGACTTTATTCCTAAGTTTGACATTGTTTATGAAAAATATTAACAAATCATTGCTTCCTTTGTTTGGT